AGTGCAATTGTTGCTCCGTCACTTAGTCGTTTAAACACGCCGGCAACTGGTTGGCTACTGCGACCACTACGACCGGATACAGTGCGATGCTGTAACGAAACTGACCCAACGTCACCGGGCTCTATAGTGGTTGTTTGTGGACCGACAAGTGCAAGTCCTTGGTTGGTGTACTTAACTGAGTACCCATTACTGCCTTTGGTTGGCGGTCTTTGTTGGTTGTGATCACGAGGATCTAAGCTTGCACTTTTTGCTCGTGGGTCGCCAAAACCATATTCACTTTGCAGCTGGTCTCGGTTGGCATGATAATAACGTTCCCAATCTTTTATGTCCGCAAACGTTTTATTATTTCATCTTTTAGTGTGGCCTGTACTTCTTCGCCGTTCCAGACCGCTTGTTGAGATTCTGTAATAGCCGAAATACTTTCTAATATTTGGTATATGTTTTTCATTTCTGTTCCTTGCTGCGAACAATTACTTCGCTGTTGCTGTATTTTTCACCAGCATCATTAGTATCGTCTGCTTCATCACTTAATAGCACAGACTCTCCTTCTTTGTATTCGCGCAATTCACCTTCGTTGTTGCGCCATAGCTCTTCAGGATGGTTACGAGGAACAACAACAATTTGACCAGCTGGCAAGTTGCAGCGTTCAGCAACCATTGCTCGTAGCACATCATTGTTAGTTGGATAATCCAGTGTTACATCAACTACAAAAACTTCGCACGCACCATGTGAGGGGAAATCTAAGTTGCTTTCGACAATTGGCATGCTCTTAGGCTTACTAATGTCAACTAGCCCGTATGCTTCCAACACCGATTCTAGTCGGTCCAGGTGTTCCTCTGGATCTAAGTTTGCAAACTTAATACGAAATTCGTATGTTTTCCGCGACTCTTGTAAATGTTCTATAAAACTTTTCATATAAAATCCTGTATATTCTTATTTATGCAATCAGCTTATTTAGGCTTGTTCATTTCAGCAATAGATCGCAATAATTCATTACGGTCTAGTACTGTTCCTTTGCCTGCAACGGTATCGCCGTCGTTGTCACCGTCTTTGTTGCTGTTCATTTTGTCCAGTCGCAATTTTTTAATTTGCAAATCGATTGTTTTTAGTTTACGATCAACTTTTGCTTGTTTTGCATTAATTGCGTGCCCTAATAAACTAGCTGCTGTTTGTAGTATAGGGCCTGAAAATCTAGAATCCACATTCATACCAAGATCCATTAGGTCTTCAAAGCGATCACTAGCCATTTTGCTTAGTCGGTCCAGTTCGGCATCACTTTCGTCAAGGTGGTTAACACTGGGCATAGCCAGATCAATTTTGTCGATCATGTCTTGGGCTTCGGACAAACTAACTTGGTAGTCAGTGATTTGCTGATTTACTTCCGTGTTGAGTTCTGCCGGTTCAGCTTCATCCTTGTTGATATCAGTATCCAGGTCAAATAATTCTGTTAATTTTTCTGTCATATTGTATTTACCGCCCTGTGTTTTTAAAGATGTCATGTTCGGTCACCACACGAAATCGCATGCCGTGCTGAGCCGCCCATATTTGCGCTGCTTTCCATTTAGCCATATTTACTGCTACTGCATACTTATCTTTAACTGACTTAGCCGACTCCATAGTAGACTGTGTGGACGGTTTAATTTCTATTAATTCGGCCTTGCGGTTTTTATTACGATCTTGGTACACCACAATAAAGTCCGGGACATATATAGTTTGTTGGCCTTTAACTGGATTAAAATAAGGAATCTTTACTGCTTCGCTGGCCCAATTTATTATAGCCGGGTTATTATCGCAGAATTGGCAAAATGCAAATTCCCAACTACTGCGATACTGAGGCAAACGGTTTCCCATATACTTTTCAAGGTTTTTAACTTGATACTGACCGCGTGCCCATTTACCCACTACGCTAATACAGCCCGTTGTGCATATTTGTTAGGTTCGGGCACATTGCCAATTCCTAACAAACTGGTTTTAACTCTGGCGGTATTTAAAAACAGCGCAATGTAAGCGGTTATTTCGCCTGGCCCTACCTTTTTAAATTCGTCTATAACGCTCATTGCCGGAATGTCTTGTGCTGCTGATACCAACAAAACCGTAGCGGCTAATATTTTAGCACTTTCTTTGTCACCGGTTACAGTTTCGAAGTATGAAGTTACTGCTTCGTTGATTTCAGGACTAGTGCGGTATAATTCTGTTGGTGCGTTTGATAAAGGTGTTGTCATATTAATTCCTAAATGCTTTGCTGATACCGTCTATAATACTAGACGACGTTGGAAAAAATGCCGAACCAAGTGTATTTTGTCCACGCAGTATGTTGCCTGCTGCTTGCTGTAGTTCTATGCTGGCAATAGATTTAAGGTCAGCACCGCGTAGTCCTTGTGCGCCACGTGCTCCAGCAAATACTGCTCCAGCAAAGTTTCCATCACGTAAATTTTGTGAAACAGTACCCACAGTGTCTAGTGCGCCGCCTGGCCCTAGTATGCTTGCTGTACCACCACCCGCTGGTGTTATCGGACTAGGGGTATTATCATAATGAATTATGTTCCAACCTTGTACTGTATTTTGATCAACAGTGCCGTACTCGTAGTGCACAGCCTCGTACTCTAGTGTCATGGTATGCTCCATAGGAGTATACTCGCCTGCTTGGTGCTCACCGTGCGTAAATTCTTTAATTACTGGGTTAATCAAAATATACGCACTATAACTCTTTTGGTGCAAACTATAGATTCGTATGCTGTTGATATAATGCTGTGTTCCTTGCCCAGGAAGATCGCTGGGACCAAAACCCCAGTTTTGTGTTTGGCGTAAGTTATATTTGTGATTTGACCGATAGATAGAATCTTGATGATCGCTGTCCCGGTAGTAATATGCGTAGTATCGTGCCCAGAAATTTCTAACTACGTTTGCGCTGTCATCATGGAATACCATGCGAATCGGCTCATAAGTAATTCTTTCTTGTGCAATGTTTTTTCTATTGTATGCATTATAAACTTTAGTCTGAACATTAAACTTCGGTAATGCAATGTTCTTTGCAAGTAAGCCAGTTTCTATTTGACTGTTGCTGTCAACTGGTTGCGTTAACAATCCATGTTGTGTTGATATTGCCGAGTTTGCAATAGCCGGATTGATGTCAATGTACACGTGAAATAAATTAGAAAATTTAGGGCCAAGCCGATACAAACTATCAACAAACAACTTTGACGCATGTTGATAATCGTGTATGCTGTCTCCAGTACGCAATTGTTGAACAAAACCACCTAAATTAAACATATTCGGTATCCATATAACTATATTTAGTCACAAAAAAGCCCGCCGAAGCGGGCTTTGGTTGCGGTTGCAATACTAACCTGTTAATGTTGATCCTAGTGTTCTTGCTACTGTAGAACCAACACCTGTTCCGATTGGGCTTTGGATAGCGTTGTCGTAACGTAGTGTTAAGTTGATTGTCATCGGGTCGTTTACGCTGTAGTCAGCATCGCCGTAATCAGCGTTGCTAATAAAGCAGCCGTACATTTCCCAAGTTTCTAAGATAGTAGGTTCGTTTGCGCCGTTACCGCCGTCTAGCATTTCAAGTTTGGTAATAAACTTATAGTCAATACCAGAGCTAGCCGAACTTTGCTCCATAAAGTCAAATTGTTTTTGCATTTGTTCGCCAACACGCTTGGTAACTTCGCCCAAGGAGTCATCACGCAACTGAACAACTACTGTTTCCCAACTTGGTTTACCTGCGTAGTAAACACGGCTGTTGTAAACGTGCAGTTCAACTGGTTCAAATGCCACTTTAGGTCTAGTAAAGTTAACCACTTGTTTGGTTAATTCTGTAGTTGGCTGACTAACACCAAAATTCTCAAACAACACTCGAAAGCGATATTTAAGTTTAGGCATTAACATACCTTGTGCACTTGCACTTTGGTTGGTGCTAAGAGGCACTGTAAATTTATTTAATGATGCTGTAGACATTACATGTTCCTTGGTTTATGTTTATATTTATGATGCATCAGGAATTTTTGATGCTGCCAAGTCACACATTAAGTAGGTATATAACCTACCGTTAAACTGCTTTGTGTTGATCTTTATATCGTTCTCTGTAAAGTTCCTGGGCGTGATTTAAAAACGTTCTATACAAATCATACTCGTAATCATCTTTGCTCATAAACTTCACTGGGTCTATTGCACTAATAAAATGCAAAGTAGACGTATATACAAAATACCCGTATTCCAGTTCACTTTCTCTTTGATATATTTTTTTTACTATAGATTCAGACACAGTGTTATTCTTTGCGTATTCTGATATACTATCTTTTTCTCTTTGCTTAACAGCATAACAGTACTCATTAAATTCCGGTACGGTCATTTGTGAAAGCATTTCTTCATGCTCAACTAACGAATCTGGCGCACCCATTTCTTTTAGCCGCTGAGCTCTTAATTTGTGTTCTTCTTGAAATTTTTTATCTCTTGACAAGGTATCTTCGATTATTTCTTTCATTTATATCTCCAGTATTTTTACATTATTTACTAATATAACACACCGGTCACAAAAAAGCCCCAATTAAGGTTGCTTGCATAAATACTTTTAACAGTAACAATAAGGAGTTCAACCTAATGCCAGTAGTATGCAAGATTTGCAACCAAGAGTTCGGAAAACTGATTGCCGGCACCCATTTAAAAAAACACAATGTATCATCTGCAGCATATAAAGAGAAATATGGCAATGACTCGTTAGCTAGTCCCGAATACAGAGCAGAACGTAGTAAAGCCAATAGCGGAGTTAACAACCCTAACTTTAACAATAAAATGACACAAGAAGCAAAAGATGCTATTAGCTCTGCAAACAAAGGCAAAGCTGCGTGGAATAAAGGAATACCGCAAAGCAACAAAAATAAACAAGCCGTGAGCAAAGCAAACAAAGGCAAAGCTGCGTGGAATAAAGGCCTATTCCACTCCAATGAAACTAAAGAAAAAATCAAAAACGCACGCAAGAATCAAGTAATAACTTCGGAGTCGGCTTACAAAGCAATCGAAACAAAAAAAGTAAACGGTTATGATTTAGCTTTCTTTCGGGGTAGATCGCATTCTGCCGAATCCATTGCTAAGATTAAAGCTGCATCTGCGCTAACTGCAACAGCTAAACGCATCCAATCTATATGCGATGCCCAGAGTCGCATCGCCGAGTTTGGGTACTCTATAGTTAGTGTCGCAGATCCTTGTGTTACAATATCGTGTAGCAAAGGACACATTACTACGTTTACTCGGCAGTATATATCAAACGCAAAGGTTAAACAAGAAATGTGCCCGGTGTGTTATCCACGTGATATTGTTGTTAGTAAAGGCGAGTTGGAGCTGAGAGATTTTGTTGCTTCGTTAGTTCCTATTCTTGCAAATAACAGATCGTATATTACGCCGATGGAGCTCGACATTGTTATTCCTTCTGTAAACATCGCAATCGAATATAACGGCTTATACTGGCATTCCGATCAGTTTGCTGACAAAGCGTACCATAAAAATAAAACAGACTTGTGCAACAGTGTTGGCATAAAGTTAATTCACATATTCGAAGACGAATGGCAAAATAACCAGGCTATTGTTAAATCGCGGATTAAATCGTATTTAGGTGTCAACCGAACGTTGTATGCAAGAAAGTGCAAAGTAAGTTTAATAGATTCGAAATCAGCAAATAAGTTCCTTAAAGAAAATCACATTCAAGGATCAGGGCGCGCTAACGTGCATTATGGGTTACACTACAACTCCGAGTTAGTTGCAGTAATGACATTTTTGCAAGGAGATATTTCAAAAGGAGTTAAAGGATGGGAGTTAAATAGGTTTGCATCTATTTTAGATACTAATATAGTAGGTGGCGCAAGTCGTTTATTTAAACAGTTTGTATCTACTTATTCACCTGCAGAAATAACTACGTTTGCTGATCTTAGGTGGAGCAATCTCTCTGACTTTTACGAGAAGTTAGGCTTTGTGTTTAAACATACTTCGCCACCGAACTATTGGTATATTCCTAAAAACGAACTTCGTCGCATACACCGCTTTGCACTACGTAAACCGGCAGGCTGTTTAGTAACAGAAGAAGAACTTAGAAGTAGCGAAGGTTACTTACGTATATGGGATTGCGGTAGTAACAAATATATTTGGTCGCAAAAAAGCCCCAATTAAGGGGCTTTTTGTTAGCTGCTAGTTAATTATACACCAGCAGCTATTTCGCCTGTATTTTTGAGACGTACCGGAATGTAAATAAATTCAATCGCTTTAACTGGCTCGATTGCAATATCTACCCAAAGTTCGTTTCTGTCAATACGGTCTGGGGTATTGTTGCTAGTATCACAAACTACCAAGTAGTCGTATATACCACGTTTAGCAACAATGTCATTCAACACGCTTTCAAAGCCCGATTTAACTTGGCTACGAGTAATTGCATCGTTTGGTTCGAAAATAAACGGACGAGCAGTACGATCAAGCACCACACGTAAGTACGCAACTAGTCTAGCAACATTAATACGATCCATTGCTGATGTACCAGCTGCACGAGTTTTTTGTCCGTAGTTTACTAATCCAACACCCGGCAACACAGTTAGTGCGTTAACTCTTTGTTGACTTAATACATCACGCAAGCTTTCGGTAACACCAATTGATCTAAATACGTTGCTGCTGGTATTGTCAATGTAACCAATCGAGCTGGCATTGTCAATTACCCCGCGGCGTGTACCTGCTGGTGCAAACCATGGATAACTTACATTATCGCTGCGAATAATTGTTCTAAGCATCATGTGACTTGACGGCACAACAACTGTTTCACCATCTAAGTTTGTAGTTGAGCCTGCTGGATAAAATACA